ATATACAGATGCCCAAAATTCATTTAACATATTTGCCTCAATCCAGTCTATTTCATCAACGTAAAGTGTAGAACAAGCGCTTCCCCTTCCTGCAGTACCTGTAGTAGTGGTAATTTTAATTTTGCTACCATTTGCAAATTCTAGAGATTCTTTACCATATTCTTTTACACCACTCTTTAAAAAATTTGGAATTGCTTCATATGCTAATCTTATTCTACTAAATATTTCTTTTGCAGTTGTTTCTTTATTTGCAACAACCATTACTGATTGGTCTGTATTAAAGAGTGTTTGCCACAATATAAAAATTGTACTTTGAGAAGTCTTACCAATTTGACGGCTGAATAAAAATAACGAAAACCTATTATCTTTCATTATTAATAAAGATTCTCTCTGAAAATCATATAGTTTAATCTTCTGTCTCGGAGGATCTGCATCAAGGTTAATAATGTAAAAGTAATTCTCTGCAAAATATATAACATCTTCTTTGCACTTTCTAATTTCCTCTGCCATCTCTGTTGTATATGCAAATTGTGCATCTACTGTAGGTAAATTTGGATTGTTTAAATATATTTCCCGTTTACTTGGTTTACTCATATCTTGTATTTAGCACTCATTCTGAATAAATAAATTTATGGCACGTATAATCCCAAAAGGTGGTATTCCTTTCGCAAAAGAGACGCAGAAGAAACCACTATCAAAACAAACTAAACCAATTATGACTGGAAAAGGTCCATATGTAGATGGATTTAAGCCTATAAAAATTGATTCAAAAAAGAAAAATAAAGAATCAAAATTCTTTGGAGTAGAAAAATTTTCAGAAAATATAGAGAAAATTGATTCAGACAATATAAATAATTGTATGGCGCAAAAATCCCTATTTGATCAACTTTTTGAAGACGTAATGAGCGACGAAGAAGCTCTCGGTATTGAACCAGGTAATGAAGAGAACCCCGATCTCGATGGAGAAGCTGATGGCTTTGAAGGTGAGGGTGAAAATGAAGATATCACAATTACTCTAGATCGTGAAACTGCACAAAAACTTATTGATATTATTTCTGGCGCTCTTGGCGAAGAAGTAGAATCTCCAGAAGAGCAAGCAGTTGAAGATGATCTCGGATCTGAGCTTGATAGCGAAGATGAAGGTAATCCATTTCCTGAAGCAACTGAAATGACTGAACTTAAAGCAAGTAATCTTACTGATAAATCACAGAAGAAAGTTTCTACTTCGTGGGGTGCTGGTAGCAAGAAAGCATCTGATGCAGGAATTAAAGGACAAGATGGTAAATCTGAATCACTAAGTGACTCTGCAGGCCAAAAACTTCAATCAAAAGGCAATAAGAAAGTTGCAAGTACAAATTCTTCTTTGGCAGGCTCCAAGAAGAGTGCGTTTGAAGGGTAATAAATAAGTTTCGCACAACCTAAAAAAAGAGCTTCTGAGAAATTGGAAGCTCTTTTTTGTTGTTTCTATAAATAATAGTGTGATCACATTTAAGCAATTTTTAACTGAAGATATGGAACAATCAGAGTTGTTCCAAAATATATATAGCAGAATTAAAGAAGCTCATAATATAAAATATATTGATGGAGATATAGATCTAAAGGATCAACACTTACATAAATTACCACACTTATCGGAAGTTATACTTCATGGCTCATTGCTCTGTAGTGGAAATAATTTAACAAATTTAATTGGTGCCCCGAAGTCTATAGAGCGCAGTCTCTTTTGTCAAGATTGTAATCTACAATCATTAGAGGGATGTCCGGAATATATTGGAGGCAATTTTGTAGCTATGAATAATTCTCTCACATCATTGAAATATGGACCTAAAACTGTTTCTATGAATTTTAATGTGAAACGCAATAGACTTACAAACTTAAAGTATTCTCCTGAGTCTGTTGAAGGATATTTCAATTGTAAAAATAATCATATTTCAAATTTGCAGTTTGTAACAGAATTTATTGGTGGAGAATTTCAATCTGACAAATTCTCCGATGAAGAGTATAGAAAATATATTACTGATCGTAAACATTTAAAATCTGCAGATACAGAAACACAAAATCTCTTTGGAGGAATAATTGATACATTATGATAAGCTTTAAACAATTTTTACTAGAATATACAGATTGGACGAAAGAATACACAGCTCGACACCAAAAGCCTAATGGTTTATTTTCTGGATTTGTAAATAAACCACGAAAAACTTTCGATCTCGTTGCACAATATAGAAAAAATAAGACTTATGTTCTACCTGCAATTCAAAAATTAAAGGAAACTAAAGGGCAACATATTTGTAATCCATCTGATATTGAATATATTAAAAAAACATATCCACAAATTGATTTAGGATCATTAAATAATCAAGGAAAGAGTCTAGGAAAAACTGGTATTATGATTAAAAAAATTATGAATCCAGTAACAAATCAACTACAGTTTGTAATATATAATTAATTATGTCGTGTTGCTATTATAATGGTGCCGGAAATGGAAGTAATTGTTATGAATTGTATAATAAGCAAAATTTAGCTCCAGATCTCCAATTGATAGCATGTGCAGCAGAGGAAATTGTTAATACATTAGGTCAACATATTTCATATTATGTAAATACATATGATCCTGCTGCTGCGGATAATCTATATGGTGAACACCCAACAAGTATTTTTGCTGCTCCGCAAGATATTAAAATGTATATTCAATTAACAGAAAATGCATTAAAGTTAAGTAGGTTTGGTTTTGCTGCAGAAGATGATATAACTGGATTAGTTAGCATTGTTGGATTTACAAATGCATTCTCTGGATTAGGAATATTTGAAGCATTAAATCAAGATATTGAGCCAAAATCTGGAGATGTGTTTCAATTGATAGAATATGGTTCAGATAGACCCAGAAATCGTAATGGTACATTTTTTGAAATTACAGAACGATTAGATCAAGATATTGCAACAATTAACCCATTAGGAGGTCATTACTTGTGGCATCTAAAAGGTAAAAGATTAGAATATTCATTCCAACCTGGTATACCAGGAGAAATGGGTAATGATCAAGTTTACGATGATGCATATGCAGGAAAATTGATTAGTGATATTGAAGGCACTATGACAAATCCAAAAGTATATTCACAGAATATTAATGCTGATAGTGCAAATATATTTGATCAACCCGCAAATGATAATACTGGTGTTTATGGAACGTATTCTAGTACAGATACTCCATATATTACTACGTTGAGCGCTTCTCAACTTACTACTGATGCTAATGTATTGTTGAAAACAGAGACTGATTCTCAAATTTCTCCTGGTTTGTAGTAATCTTTGATATTACTATGTAGAGAACTACTAAATAATAGTGTATGAGATATTATAAACTATTATTACTGACTTTACTTAGTTTTTGTATGTCTGCTTCTGCAGCAACAACTACATTACCGCTATTGTCAACAACAAAAGAAATAACATTAACTAAGTCTACATCTATGCTTGGTAATGATTATATCCGAATTGTTCTAAATTCTGGATCTTCTCGAAATATTAGTTTAACAAATTTTGGAGCTTCTATTAGTCCGTGGTTATCTGGAACTGCTCCTGCACTATTTATTCCTGTTGCTAATATTATTATAGGGGGAACAGGTGCAACTGGTATTGCTCTACAAACTGGAAGCTATGAAACATTGTATTCTGGAACTGCAGGAAATGCAAAAAATTTAAATGGTTTAGATGTTAATTCATTGCCTTATTTGTCAAATTCTGTTGTTACAATTGCAACAAATTTACTTATTCCTATAAATAATATCATAGAATCTGGATCAATTAGTGGTGTAACAGGTGTAGTTACAATCCCTGTTGGAGATGCTCGATATTGCATGCTTAATACTCCAAATTATATCATTGTTTCAGCAACTAGTGATCCTATAACTAACGGAAATGCTTTGCAAGCTGCATATACAGCTGCTTGTGCACTTACTCCTAATGGTTTACCTCTATCAGCAATAAATAGAGCTGTAGTATATCTACCTATCGCAGTTTATGATTTAGGAACTACTGCATTAGTTTTAAATACAGAATTTGTTGATATTTCAGGAATAGATGCAGATCCTAAACATGTACTTATTACTAGTCAAATTATAGGATCAAGTACAGGTACTGTTATGCAGACTGTTAATGATGTTCGAGGATCTGGTATTACAATTCAATTAACTAGTACTAATATAATAAGATGGAGTGGTACAAACGCTGCTGCATATTTTCCTCCAACTGATGGTGCGGTATCAACACAATGGAATTATTGCATATTTGATGGTAATGGAACATCTCTTCCTATGCATTCTCAGTCCATATATAGCGGAATATTTAATTATTGTACTGCTATAGGGCCTTATGCATTTGGAGGTATAAGTACAGCATCAGGAACGTTTACTAATTGTATAGCAGGAGATAATAGTTTCGGACAAAATGATGCAACAGGAGTATTTACAAATTGTACAGCAGGAGCTGGTAGTTTTGCAGGTACATGCTCTGGAACATTTACAAATTGTACAGCAGGAGCTAGTAGTTTTGCAGTTGTAAGAGATGCAACAGGAGTATTTACAAATTGTAAAGCAGGAGCTACTAGTTTTGGATATGCTCGTAATTCATCAGGAACATTTACAAATTGTATAGCAGGAGATAATAGTTTTAGTTATGCTGGTTCCACTTCGGGATTATTTACAAATTGTAAAGCAGGAGCTACTAGTTTTGGTAGTGGTGGTTCTACTTCTGGAACTTTAATTGATTGTACAGCAGGAGCTAATAGTTTTGGTGGTGGTTTTGGTAGTTCAGGTATATCTGGTCAATTATATTATTGTCATACAACAGATGCAGCATTTCCACCAACAACTGGTTCAGGTGCAGTATATATGAGTACAGCAGGATTAAACTTTACTAATTATCCTGGTGCATCTATATCAGGAACTGTACCACTTGCTGAATTTGCTAATACTTGCGGAACATCATCTAATAGTGAAAATTCATCTAAGCTTGCTGGATTAGATGTAAATAGCTTACCATATTTGTCTTCAACTACAGTTCAAACTGCAAATAATATTTTTATTCCTGCATCGAATGTTATTAGTTATGGTACAGGATCAACACAAAATATATTAACTCTAGATGTTGGAGATGCTCGATATAGTATGAGTCATACACCAACATATATTGTTGTTTCTGCAACTGGTAATTCTATATCTAATGGCAATAATCTTCGAGCTGCATATGCTACAGCTTGCACTTTTACTCCTAATGGATCTCCTCTATCAGCAACAAATAGAGCTGTAGTTTATATTCCAGCTGGAACTTATGATTTAGTTACAACACCTCTAACATTAGATACAGAATTTGTTGATATTTCTAGTGTTAATGGTGATCCAGATGATGTAATAATTACTAGTCAAATTACTGCATCTAATGCAGGAACAGTAGTTCAAACTGCAAACGATGTTCGCGGATATGGATTAACAATTCAATTAACGGCTTATACAGCTACAGGTATATCATCTACAATCCCTTGTGCATATTGTCCACCAGTAGCAGGTGCACCAGCAACACGATGGAGTTTTTGTAATTTCAGTAATACTAGTTTAAATATAGGTCAATATCATACTGGGTTAACTACACGTGCAGGTACAGTATATAATGGTACATTTACTAATTGTAATGCTGGGTTTCAAGGATTTTCAGCAATAGCATCTGGAACATTTATAAATTGTACTGGTGGACTTCATAGTTTTGGTGGGGATATTGGAGGAGCAGCTTCTGGTATATTTACAAATTGTACTAGTGGAGATGGTGGCTTTGGTTGCCAAAGTATTGCATCTGGTACATTTACAAATTGCACTGGTGGATGGAATAGTTTTGCAGGGGGGAATTATACTACAGCATCTGGGGTATTTATAAATTGTACTGGCGGAAATTATAGTTTTGCTGGTACTAGTACTGATACATTAACAGGACAATTATATTATTGTCGTACATCAAGTACTGCATTTCATGCAACTTCTGGATCTGGTGCAATATATATGAGTACTGCTGGAACTAATTATTCTAGTTATCCTGGCGCAAGTATTACAGGAACTGTAGCAGTATCCGGTACAGCGTTAACTGCATTATCATTGAATGGGCTAACTGCATATCAATTTCCATATATTAGTAATGCAGCAGGATCCGGAACTAATACATCACTTATATCTCCAACGATTACAAATGGAACTGGATCATTTACTACACTATCAACAAGTGGATCTAATATAACATTTGGAG